GACTTGTGTAGAATTGATTTAATTAAGTATGACGTAGTAGCCATTAGATCAGCCTATCTTAAATTAGCTTACTGTGATAACCCATGTAATAGTGATTTGGTCGCCTGAACCTTTATTAACTGTTGGGAATACAGTGCGGCAAAGCATTGTACCTGAAGATGAAGCATTAAAAATACCAGCTTCAGTAATAGCACCATCACCAGTACCTGCTGGGAATGTAGCAGTATAAGTGATTGTATTATTTAGAACAGATGAAGAAGAAAGAGCGACACGACCAGTTTGAGTCAATGTAGTGTTTGATACATCAGCTGCAGATGTTCCAGTTCCAATACCCATGTGTGTCATTGATACTGGTGAGTTTGTAGTAGCAACCATCTTAGAAGCGATGTAATTTTTACCAGTTGTAACAACCAAGTTAGGAACATCACGTTCCTCGATGATCTGTCCAATTTTATTAGTTTTAACTAGGTGCACACGACCAGTTACTTTCAAGCCTTCAGCAATAGAATTAATATCCATAAAGATCTCCTTTTTTAATTAGCTACTAAATGTAGCATCTCTGTTATTTGAATAATGCTCAGAGAAATAGCTACCATCAGTATAAGAATTTAGTACGACGTAACCACCATCTGATTGTATAGTGATTTGATTCGGTAACATAGTATATTTAGTATTAGTATTTAACTCAATTAAGACCAATGTGTCTTCTTGGTCTGCTAGATTAGTTGATAGAAACTTCTCCTGATCAATCAAAAGAGTTTCTAAAGTAGTGAAAGAATCAGTTTTAAACAAACCTGGAGCTAATGTAAACTCAGAATCAGTTAAAGTTACTGAGTCTGTTTTGTTGGTATTATATGATAGAGAAAGTACATCAGACCCTTCTGGGAATCCTGTGTATTCTTCTGAAACACCTTTACCAAAAATATTGGTAACAACACTAGTTAATGGACTAGTTCCAACCACAAAATTATTAACTGTCGCTTCAGATAAAGTAAAGTCGTCTGTAGAAAAAGTTTTAAATGTATGGATTGATTTACTGTCTTCAATAGTGACACCTGGAGAATCACTTAGACGAAGAACCAGTGATTTAATCATTGATTCAATTTCTAGAGCTAAGTCTACTTTAGTTATTATATCAAACTCACCAAATAGTTCCACACCAGCTGGATGTAACATAGTCTTAACAGCAGACTTATAGTCATCCAGACGCTCATCTAATCTAACTACATATGAGAATGCTTGATAGAACTGACTGTCTTGAATAAAGATAGAATCAGAAAGGAATCCATTATTCGTTGCGAAGTATCCAGGATATTTTGCAACAGCGTCCAACTTAATTTGAAGAACAGCTGGATCTTCAGTGGCACTTGCAGCATTAACTGATGTTGTTTGAAATTCAGAAAGTAATGTACCAGCCCATGAACCATCACACCAGTCTGTCGATACATAATCTGGTTTAGAGATAAAACCCTTTTCATTAAACTTGATAGCAGGATCTTCCATCCCCACATTGAACTGATTTAATCTTAACTCAGCATCATACTGTGATGTTCCAATTGGATAATTAACAGGTGTTGGGTTAAGTCCATTATCAATAGTAGACAATGTGAAAACAGATTCAGTACTGAATGGTCTATCTGAAGAAGCCAGTGATGTTGTAGGTAATAAAGCAGATGTGAAATCTGTCAGGTAGTTAACGCCAAATTTAATAATCTCTGCGTTTTTAATCCCACCAGTATCATCTATTCTAGTTATCTTAACTAACGTGCTGGTGCCAGTACTACTTTGGATTTTGAATAGCTGTCCAACTTTAAAACCAGATCCAGCATGAAGAACATTAACATGTACTGGAATGGCAAGAATTTCTGCCTGAAATACATCACTATATCTGATTCTATTACCTGGAGCAATAATACCATAGTATTTTCTATCAATGAAAAATTCATATACATTACCACCTAAAGCAACGATTCTATCAATCTCACCTTCAATGTCCTGTCTTCTATCAATAGGCACTTTAATAACTGTAGAACCAGTTTCAATTTCTACAATTTTACCAACGACATCCTGTGGATCTCCATAGATAACTTTGGCGAATAAAGATACATCTTGATTCCATCTACCATCAGAAGCACGCAATAATTGCTGACCAGGATATGATAGTTGTACTTCTTTATTGTATAAAAGTTTAAACAACAACTTATATGATGCTTCACTACCTTTGGCTAGGTATAAGTCTTTAATACGCTCTATGTAAAATCTATCATCCTGAACAATATTTGGAAGATTATATGCTAACTCTTTCTTAAAATATTGAACAAATTCATCAAGAGTCGTATCTAAGTCTCGTGTAGAAGCATAGTCTAAAAGTTGAGTTTGTAACCACTCATAGTATGCTTCAACGAAAGCAACGAATGTTGGATAATCCTCTCTGACAAATTCAGGAATCTGGCGAGAAACTAATGATGATATTTTATTTCTAGACATTATCTAATAGATGTGAATATGTAATTCTGACCAGCTTCTAGATTACCACTAGATGACTTATCTGCAATAACAGAGATATTTAAAAATTGTTGATCAATTTGAACGATTTGATTTAGAGCAGAGACAACATCGTAAGATGCAGGTTTTATAGTTATCTCGAATGCATCTTCAGCTAAAGAAACGATGTTAAGATTTTTAATGTTAATTAAACCAGTACTATAAGAGATCGTTCCGATAGTTGCATTAACAACTACTTTAGAGTAGTTAGTGTCATAATAGAACAGACGAACATTTCCATTTTCATCGTCGTCAAGATAGTGCACGTTTGTACTATTAGGAATTAAGAATCCAGTAGACTTAAATACTTCGCCAAGATTGTTACCCTCTTGGCTGATAGGATTAATCAGATTGATAGTATACTCTGAGTTTAAATTATATTTTGGAACAACACGTCTAGTGATAGTTAACTTAGTCACGTTGTTTGTGATAGAACTATCTGACGCATCGATGATACTACTCAATCTAGAGAAACGAAGAAGACCATCAAATTTCTTAAGATTATCGTCATTATAAGAAATTATTGCATTCTTAACAATCGTTGTTAACTGTGATGGTGTTTTTGTAGTGTTTCTATCGTTATAGTAAACAGTACAATCAATATTAATATTTAGATATTCTGGATCAACAATTTCTGGTGTTATTGAAACAACATTTCGTTTTAATAAACTTGATACTAAGTATTCTTTTTGTAAACTTGTTAACTTTGTACTTGTTGTTGGTTTCACACAAATAAAAGTCTTACCATAAATCTTAGGGATGTTATTCTCTCCACCCCAAACCTGTACAGTTTCAGCTTCTGGTAAAATAGTGCGAACTAGTATTCTGTAGTCTTCTGGAGTAACTGCTCTATTCTGCGCAGCATATGTTCTTGGAGCATTAAATTTAATGGAAGAAATTGCTTCTGGAGCTGCACCACCACTAGAATTAGAAACAGTCGCAACTGTTAAATTGCTACCAAGAAGTGTAATACCACCATACAGGAAGGATTTAACATTATTAGCTTTTTCTAAACTAGAAACAAAATAATCCAGAGTGATAACATTACCTTCATTTAACGCAGTACCTACAATACCATTACCAAAATTTAATTCNTATAGNCCATTGTCAATTTCTTTGATAAAGTACACATTGGTGCTTTCATTGGCTACAACCAAATCTTCTACTTTACTGAATACTGTATACTCATCACTAGAAGCTGTTTCTTGAACACGCACAGCCAAAGTCGAGAGATCAACATTTGAATTGGGTATAATAATTCTTTGTCCATCAGTATATGTGTACTTAAATTTTAATGGAGTTCCTTCTACAATATTTACATTAGGGAATTGATAAACACCTAGACTATTTTTAGATACTGTTAACGCACCTCTGTTATAAAATATGTATGTATTACCATCTACAGTTGCGCTAAATGGTTGATATGGAGGAAGTGTCACAACAGCAGGATCTGATGTTGGATTAGAGATAGTAATATTAACTGTGGCAGTTGAACACTTTGCAGAAACTGGTGTATAACCTAACATCTTAGCCAGAGAAACTACAGAAGATCTTTTACTTGCAGAATCTAAGAACATCTCATTAAATGCAAGATTAGTATAGATACTATTGTAGTGAGTATTATACGCTAATAGATCAATAAGGACTGCCATAGCAGAACCTTCAAAATCATAGTCTGAAAATTCAGACTGTCCTTTGAGGTAGTTCTTAATGTTTAATTTGATAGCGTCAAAGTCTAATTCAGCTACGCTAATTCTTTTATTGTTTATAGCCATTTATCGAGTTCTCTCTAATACTATTTCTACAGAAAGAGGTTTTTCTGTATTTACTATTTTGAATTCTATTGTTACGTTTACTGCGTTTTCATCTCTCTGATCATAAACAATAACGTCTATGATTTCAGCACGTGGTTCATAGTTAGTGATAACATCTATAATGGCTCTCTTAAGAGAAAGAGCGAACATAGGTGTAGGTAGTTCAAACAAAAGTGCTCTAATTGGAGATCCAATTTCACTATGGAAAGGTCTTTCATAGTGTGCGGTTAATATCAAATTCTTAACCGCAGATTTTACGGCATTTTCATCAAATTTACGTGAAATGTCTTTAGTCACTGGGTGAGCAGTGAAGTTAAAGTCTAGGTCTGAGAATGTTCTTGTGTTGAGTGCCATATTAGTTATTTAGGTTATTCTATAAACGAATTTGCAGATCCTTCAGCAATTGCATCGCCATCTCCAATATCATCTCCAATCCTAGCTGCCTGCTTACCTTCTATGTAAGTTTTAGAGGCTCCAGAGCTAACGAATCGTTCAGCCTGTGGATGCGTAACTATACCACAACTATGAGTTGTAAATTGGCATCCTGAGTCTTTAACTCCAGCTTTAATTCCATTAAAAAAGGTTTTTGTCACGGGAGTCAAAACCATATCTGTTGGAGGAAAACATCCATGCCCAGTAGACATATCACCTAATCTACTAACTGCTGGCATCAGTATACCCCACAAAGGTTTTTAGATTATCTCTCCCAGCAGTCCAATCATTGGAAACAATTATAGTATAAACCTGAGAAGCTGCAACAGTCCCATTAATGTTCATAGCATCTGCTCTATATGTAAAGTTTTTATAGTGAACTAGGCTAGCTTTGTAGGAAACCATTTCGCTTAACTTATTTAAATCTATCTGCTCAAATTTAGGAACTGTAATAAATGTATCTGTTTTAGTTCTGTATGTTATAGTATTATCAAAGGTATCGTAGTAGTATCCACTTATCGTTCCACCCGAAATTGCTATGCTATTTGGATTAGTCTCTAGCGGAGTTATAATAACACTTAAAGATGCTGGAGGTAATAAGGTAGCATAGGTAACAGTGAACGAGAAATTAGTATTTTCATTCACTGTTCCTAGAGTTGTTGATACAGGACTAAATGCCATTATGTTTTACTTGGTCGCCAGATTCCAACGATACCACCACGTGCTGGCGTCCACCCTCCTGGCCAGCTAATTGTACAATCACCTGAGTTTGGATTATTGTCTCTAGACTTACCACCTTGATTTCCACCAACGAAAGATAGTTTGCCATCTTTTGCAGTATAAACAAAGTTGACATGGCCAAAGTCCCACAAGACAATATCACCACCTTGTGCTTGAGAAGGGTCTACCTTAACAGCACCAAACTTAGAGGCAGAATCTCTAATAGCCCAAGATGATGCTGTTTGATAATAACGGTATCCACATTGTTTTAATGTCCAAGCTACAAACCCCATACACCATGGAGTTTGATCGTTTCTCCAATATGACTGATTTGGAAACCCAAGATCAGTCCAGATACGAACAATATTTTGATTGGATTTACCACCACCCATACCTGTTTCTCTCCAATATCCATTCTGTGCAGTTAGTTCTAGTTGTTTCTGTAAGAATGGTGGAATATCACCAGCAACAGCTTCAGATTTTAAACTCTGTCCAGTACCAGAATCCTTAGGTGTTGGTGGTAGATTAGGTTTAACACCATTCTCTTCTGCCTTTGGATTATAGTATTTTTCTGGGCTTGCCACATAGTCAGTAATAACTGCATTGTTTTCATTTTCAATGACATATTTTAGTTTAACTGGTGGTGATGGGCGAACAGGTGTCTGTAAATAACCAAACTGATTTGGTCTAGCATCTCCAGCTTCAATAAAAGATAATCCAGTTGCTTCGACTACCGCTTTGTCTGCAACATTACCAAAGTCACCACGTGCATAGTCAAGACGCATATTACCATCACTTTGAAGCTGCATTGATGCAGATCCAGTTATCAATGTATTACCATCTGCAATTGCATTTATATTTCCAGCAGTTTTAAATCCTAAGTTGGCTGCTTCCACTGTGTAGTTGCCAGCAACTCTAGTTTTCATATCACCACCAACTGATAGATTTAGATCGTTGGCAACAGATATATCTGCTTTGTTTTTAAGATTAATAACAGAGTGTCCTTCAACTTGTATGTCTGCGCTACCCTCTACTAATATACTAACACCATTTCCGACTGTTAGTACACAACGTCCACCGATGTATATTGAACCATTCTTATCAATTATGGTATATCCATCACCTACAATTTTATTAACCTGTGTACCATTCGCATCAATATCTAAGAAAGTTCCTTGACGATGATACAGACTTATATTCTCATTACTTGGAGTGTCATCCATAACAAACAAGTGACCAGTTTCAGACTCATAAACTTTAGAATACGGATATTGTCCACCAAATGGAGCAATTGGCTGTTCCCATGTTTCATCTGAATTTGCAACAGAAATTTGTTTCGTTCTGGTTGAATCTTTAAACTCAACAGCAGTTTCTTTAATGATACCACGAGCAAGACGATTAGTATCTGGCTCATCCACTAAATTTCGTAGCGGATATTTTCCACTCGGGTCTTGAAAACCTATAGTAGCAGAAGAACTTCGGTCTTCCAATAGAGCAGCTTGTTTTGTTGCTGGAAGATCTTTAACTTCTTCTTTCGTATAAGTTTTTTGTTCGTCCGCTATGGGTTTATTTGTAGGTTCAACAGTAACTGCAGCACCAAGAAAATATTCATAATACTTTTGTTTCTTTTTATATCCAGTACCATTAGCATCTGCACCAGTGCGCTTTAACGCACTTATAAAATAACCTGGATCGTTCTGATCATGTTTAACGAACAACGCATAAAATGCAACAGTGGCAAGAGCAGCAACTGATGGATCGTCAATTAACGACTTAGGATTATTCACGAAGTCAACTGCGATTCCCTTTGTAGATAAGAACGCTTGTAATTTTGTGTATAACGCTTTACCTGTAATTTGATTAAATCCACGACCAAAATACTTTGCTCCATCATCTGCACCTTTGTGCCCAACTAATGATCCATTACCTTGTGGGCTATAAATCTTTCGGAAAAAGTCTTCTCGTGTACCCTGCCATTTAGCATAAGGTTGTGCAGATTCTACTGTAGGGAATGTTAATCTAAATATTTTTGCTAAAGATTCTGCACTACTATAATAGTATCCTTCTTCCACAGGCAACCAACCAGATTCACCACCACAAATACCTAAGATAGCACACTTTGCATATTTTGATTTTAATCCAACTTTATCGCATGCTGCAATTATATGTTTAATATTTTCTTCTGCTTTTGTTGGGTTTGATGTAGACTGTGGAGGTGGTTTAGTTGTTATTGACTGTTTAAGAATGTCATCTGAAGGTTTGTTTGCAACAGGTTGTTCTTTTATGTCTGGTTTATTAGGAGTTGTAGGAGATTCAACAGGAGTACCCAAAGTAGTTGTTATTGTATTACCAGAAATATCTGTTAAATTACTATCAGTGGAATCAAGTATATTAGTTCTTGAATCGTCTTCTGCTACCTCTGCTGCCTTTGATTGTGGAACACCACCAAGTGTACCCATCATAATCGGTTGCTGTTGATCCACATCCGCAAAAATAATGACTACTGTTGTGCCTTCAACTGGACCAATAGGAGATGTACCAATACCATTCATCCCAGCAGATGTTACTGGCTGTAATGGGGTAGACCATGGTAAGTCAGAAGTTGGGAGTATAGATTTATCGTGAGTGTGCAACCCAACTATTCGAACTTGGCAACGTCCTATTTTTAATGGGTCATCTCTATTTTCTACTATACCATAGTAAAAGTTCATATTAATTCCTATTCAAATCCATCTGCAATGATTCTTTAATTAATTCCATATTACACTCATGTTTATCTCTATCAATATAGTGATTGATAGCAGATATCAGATAATATCCTGAAAACATTTTATCTACCACATCAGTATCTTCTTTTGATATCGGTTCGATTTTGTTAAGTGTCACAGAGACCTTTTGCCCAACTGTGTAATCCATTCTACCCATAACTGTAATATCTAAACGATTAGCTTGAGCTAATTTCATTAAAGATAGTCGTTCTTGTATCGTTGAATAATTAGAAGTATCTCCAAACCCATTAAACTGACCATATGTTCTAGGATAGTTTATTATCATAGAATTATTTCTAAAAATAGATTTATCAGAATTAATAGGGTATGGGTTTAAGTGTTTTTGTTTATCGAATCGTTGAAACATATTGTATGTTTTAACATTGTATTTCTTTCTTGTTATATCATATGATATAGCTTTTGAAGATAACATACCAGATCGTATACGATCCATATAATCGTATCCCACAGGAATACTTATCTCCATAATACGCTTAAAGTCCTCTGGAGTATTTCTAGCATCTGTTCCATTTGGTCCACTATCTCTAGTATATTTGTCATATACAAAATCTTGATACACTCCAGCTTCATATAAAGCATCTAATGAAACAAAGTAGAAACCATCTCTATTCTCAAAAAACGTATAATTAGGAGAATTAGCAGATGCGTTGGTCGATAGATATACTAAATTTTCAACTGGTGACCAATAATTAGAAATATATTTTAAATTATTTACAGTAGGTTCAACATATAATTGTTTTTTAGTCTCAAACCCATCTGTTGTACCAGTGACAAAAGTTGGAACTATGTCTGATATTTTACCACTAAACACTCTACTAATTTTTTTATTTAAATCTACAATAGCTTCTTGAGAAATAAAATGGAGTTGATAGACAACAGATCGATCTCCAACCAATTCTCTGTTTGTTAGTTTGTAGATATAAAACCTAGACTTAACATTACCACGTTCAAGTGATGGTGTTGTTATCTCTAACTCAAGAAATTCTTCACCAATGAATGGGAATAGATTAACTAAATCCAATGATTCTTTAATAATCAAACTTCCAGTTAAGAAAGGTGCAAACAAATCTTCATATAACTGTAGTGTGATAATTTGAGCTGAGATATCCTGATAGAATCCCTTTGATGTTATAATCTGGGCTTTATCAATGCTGACATCACCAGCAAACCTAATTGATGAACTGGGTTTCATTATAATAGATCTTTAAAGTTTTTCAATATAGTGTTTAATAATTTTGGTGAAACTAACTTTATTCTTCTCTTAGCTTCATTTAATCTTCTCTCATATTCATTATTAGAAACTGGATATGCCTCTGGGTCGTCTGAGTTAACAACAAACCCATCAGAATTTTCATAGTGATGTATAGCATTAATGTTAGTATACTTGTCCTGTATAACTTTAATTAATCTATGTTCCTCTAGTGGAAAATCAGTTAGATAATCCACAGCGTCATTGGAAAGCATAACTACCCAATGATACTTAGCGTCACCATAAATCTTCTCGGCAATTAGTTCTGGTGTCTCTCCATCTTCAATATCATACTCATCATATATCGTTACACTGGATAGAATCTCTTTACGTACTCTTACGTTTCTAGTAATGTCACTAACAATAGAAGTCTTTAATGTATCACCATATTTGAAATCATATAAGAAATTTGGAAAATCTTTGAAGTACATTATAGACCATCCTTAACTTTATCTTTGGTAAGAAGTGCAAGCTCACGGAATGATAATGTTACATTAATCTGCGTGGGCATACCATTCTCGAATGTATTGAAAGTACCATTAGGTGTATAGTTAACATTCATTTCTGTTAGAACACAAGATGTATGGCGATGAAGATTTAAGTTTTCTTGAGTTCCTTGATAGTAGTAAATATCAAATTCAGAAGGGTAGATATAAACGAAGTTATTCGTATCTTTGAATTCTGGGTGCATGTGATACTTAAACTCTTGAATAATCTTCATGACATTCTTGGCTTCAGGTTCATTTCTTGGAAAGAACTGATAATCAAAAGAGAATGTTCTAAAGTCAACACCCTTAAATACTTGTTCCTTTTTAGGATTTGCAGCAAGACCAAGAGCAGCAGAGTTAGCTCCAGCATTTGGTCCTTTGGATAACGTAAGATTGGCTATAATTGCAGCACCAACACCCTTAACATCACTATTCTTACCATCTGAGTCAATAGCCTTCATAATCTCCTCGATTCCATGAGCAGCTGCTTGCAGACCCATAGTATCATCATCAGACCACTGCATACCATAACGAATAGCTAATTGATTTGGTGTATGTAAAGCGATAGCGGTTTTAAGTCTTTTCTGAGAACGAGATGCATCTGGAGCCATAGTTGTGGCAACACCAAGACCAACTGTAGGAATATTTGCAAGAGCTGCTCCTTTGACGGGTGCTGATGCAGCAATACTACCACCAAAAATACCAGCTATCGTATTTGATGCCGCATTGGCACCAATTAACTGATTATTAGATAGATTAGAAGCAACCAAATCTCCACGATCTCTACCTTCAGTCTGATCTAATTCTACTGTCGCTGCTGCATTATCACCTTTTAATAATTTAGAATCAGATGATACATTGATATAGAATACTACATAATTACCACCATATTTCGAAGACAAAAGGTCGGCAGGGTATGTATAGTTGGTTATATCATATTTTCTATCATTAAATGTTGTTGCTCCACCACGTGGAGTATACACTGGTGGTTTTGGTGCAGGTTGTGGTTTTTCTTTTTCTGATGTTGCCATTTTTACCTTTAGCCTAAATAAGATGATTATTCTATCACATATTTATGTTCCATAAAAGACGATACGTCCCTGTATTTCCAGAAAAGTATACTGGAGACCCAACTAACATCATAATGAGATCTAGTTGGGAGACTAAATTCGCCTCTTGGTGTGATAAAAATCCAGGTATTGTTAAATGGAGTTCTGAGGAAACAGTTGTTCCATATCGTTGTCCAACAGATGAAAAGATTCATCGTTATTTTATAGATTTCAAGATCACAACTAGTGCTGGGAAAACTTATCTAGTGGAAGTTAAACCAGCTAAACAAACTCAACCACCAGAGTATCCTGGTCGTAGGACTCAGAGATATTTAGTTGAATCTCTAACATTTATGAAGAACCAAGCTAAATGGAAAGCTGCTGATACCTATGCAAAAGATCGAGGGTG